GGAAGCTCCTCCTTACTCAGGGGGATACATGGGCGCGAGTCGATCGCCGAGCTCAGGATCTCTTCCTCGAGGCCGATCCTCGCTCGACGGTCGAGCTCCTCCCCGATTGGGAGCGGGTTCTCGGATTGCCGGCGCCGTGTTCGGTGCTCGCGAGCTCGTCCACTCTCCGTCGCGCCGCGGTCGTCGCCAAGCTGACCGGCAACTTCGGCCAATCCCTCGAGGCGTTCCGCGAGCTCGCCGCCTCTCTAGGTTGGGACTCGTCGACGATTACGATCACGGACGAGCGCCCTTTCCGAGTCGGAATCTCCGGCGCCGGCGAAGCACTTCAAGGCGAGTCTTGGGCCTTTGCTTGGACCGTCACCGCGCCGACCTTTACGCCGGAGTTCGCGCGCTCCGGTATTTCTTCCGCCGGCGACCCGCTCGTCGACGGGGATAACGACCTCCTCCGATGCTTCCTCGAGGAGCTGAAACCGGCGCACACCGTCGTTTTAGTCAACTTTACCGAACCGTTTACCGGCTACGCTCCTTGGACCGATCTCGAGGCCTCGGCCGCGGTTCTCGATCTCGCCGGTCCTTCACCTCTCCTAACCTAACCAAGCTATGCACAGAATCGACGGACCCGGACACGTTGGAAACACCTTTGTCGAGGGCGATCCCCTTATCCCCCAAGAGGCGACGATCGTCACGGCGGCTTGGACGAACGCGGTACAAGAGGAAATCGCGAACGTCGTCGAAGACAACGGCCTCGTCCTGGACAAGGCCGACAACACCCAACTTCTACAGTCAATCGGCGGCGGCCGCTTCTTCAAAAACCAACTGATGAACGGCCTTCTCGAGGTCTGCCAGCGGTTCGCCATAACGCACGACGAAACGCGAATCTTTACCGCTAACGGTGGATTCCATTTGGATAGATGGTACGTCGAGCCCGGACAGTTCGGAACCGTGCACGGTCAACACATGGACCTCGACCTCTTTAGCCATACCGGGCAAGACCAGGCCGGCCTCCCGAAGGTCGACGGCAAGCTCGCGAAATATTTTATATGGGATCAGACCTCGCCGGCGAGCTCGAGCACCGTCAAACCCGTAATGCGCCAACGGATCGAGGACGTCCGTATCCTGGCCGGCGAGACGGTGACCTTCTCTTTCTACGCTCGTTTGAATATGCCGGTAACGGTCGGCCTGGATCAATTTCAGCTAGAGCTCACGCAGAACTTTGGGACCGGCGGAATCGGTCCGAGCTCCCCGGTCTCCTACACCTCGCCGACGTTCGAGATCACGCAGTCTTTCGGCACTTGGGAGCGTTATCAGTTTACGACGACCCTAGGCGCTATAGGGCTGAAGATTTTCGGCACTAACGACGACTCCTATCTCGAGGCGGCCCTGATTCTCGGAGACGGCGGCGAGGCGTTCACTTTATATCTGGCCGGTATACAGTTAGAGGTCGGATCGGCCGCGACGTCGCTCGAGTCGATTCCGTTCGAGGTCGAGCTCGCGAGATGCCAACGGTATTACGAGCATTCTTATTCGTATGGTATCGAGGCCGGAACGGTGACCGATGACGGCGCCGGTATTTGCCAGGAGTCCGGGACCGTGCCTTACGCCCTCGCCGCTAGATATCGCGCCGAGAAGGCTTTCGTCCCTTCGGTTACCTGGTACTCGCCCGGAACCGGCGCCGCGAACAAGGTCGAATGGGGCGGCGCCGACTTGACGCTTACCGGCCCCACGCTGATTTCGACCGCGTGGACCGGTCTCCCAGGGACGACGACTCACTCCTCTTCGACCGAGGTCCTGGGTGGGCATTGGACCGCGGAGGCGGAGCGGTAGAGTATGCAGCTTTTGACCTTGCAAGATTTACCGCCGCCGACCGGCTCGGATCAGTACGCGATCGCGGCGATCGTACTTGTCGCCGTCGCGGCTTTGCGTTTTGCCGAGGCGCTTTTCGGTCGGTATATGCCGCCGAAGACCACCGACAATAACGACGAGGACCAGGCCGACCGCGATCGCGTCGTCCTTCACAAGATGGCGGAGCAGACACACGAGCTCCGCGAATGGCACAAGCCCGACCACAACGGGAACCAAACGTGGAAGAATGGACAAACGATTTCCATTCTCCGGGATATTCGCGACGCTATCGTCCGGCAGGAGGAGAACGACCTCCGCCGCGAACGCGACGCGGTCGAGCGGGAGCGCCGCGGCCGCGACTAAAAGAGGCGCCGTTGGCCGGCGCTTGCCTTCGCGGGTTTTTTGCGCCGGCCAAACTTCGCGCGCTTGGGGCACGATGCGAAATGCGTCCGCATAGCCTCGCGCTCCGAGTCGGTCGTTCTCAAGGTCGAGACGTCGAGGGGGATCCTCGAGCTCCCCGTCCGATGAAAGACAATCCGCGCGCGGCATTCTCGGCACCGGGTTACATCGAGGCGCCAATCTCGCGCCGCGAGGTACTCCCCTCGCGCGAGCTCACTCACTAAAAGGGAGGTCTTCTTGCGTCGGCGCGAAATGCACCGAAGCCGCGTCGATACCCTCGGCCGCCATTGCGAGCCGAAGGCCGATCAGGGGCATAAAATCTACCGCGGGATCCTCGCCCTCGAGTGAAAGCAGGAAGGAGACGTCGAGGCCGCCCTCTTCGCCGGCCGGTTTGATACTTCGGCCGCCGATCCTCGCGAACCCGCTCCAAGGGTCGATGCCGCCAGCGGCCGGTATGATTCTCACCGCGACGAGTTCGGAGCCGACCGAACCGAGATAGGTCGCGAGGACGTCGGCGCGCCCGGAGTGCGAGAGCTTGACGGAGAGAACGTGGGGACCGGTCCGGACGCTTTCGCCGGTAGTCTCTTCTTTGAACTTCGCCGGCTTTATCTGGATCGCGCCGAGCTCGAGAGGGGTTTCTATCTTTTTGGACATTTTGGGGGGTTCTCCTAGGGGCAATGGGCGCCCGGATTGGGCGCCTCGAGGGATCGAGACTAGACTCTCGAGGGTTCGCGCGCCACTATGGACCGCCCAGGATTACGAACCTAACGAGCTCCAACGCCAAAAAACACCATGACACATATTTACGACGAGGCCGCCGCGGAGATTTTCCGCGCCGATATAGATTTCGAGACGGATACCTTCAAGGTCCTTCTCGTCGACACCGACAGCACCGCAGATACCGAGGAGGTCCTAACGGTCTCCGCTTTTACTGACCTCTCGGAGGCCGACGGTTCCGGCTACGCTCGCCAAACCCTCGCAAACGTCACGGTGACGAAGGCGAGCGCCTCGAGCCGAATCGAGGTAACCGCCGACGCCTCGAGCTTCGCAAGTCTCGGCGCGAATAGCTCCACTTTGAACAATCTCGGCGCGGTTATTTACGTCGTCCGCGGCGGCGACGTCGACTCGAGTAACCTCCCGCTTGCCTATTATGACGGCGGAGGCTTCCCGTTTACGCCCTCCGGCGCGACGATCGAGATCACCTGGGACGCCTCGGGATTCGTCCGCGGCGATATCGTTTAGGACCCCTCTCTCGAATCCTCCGAGCTCGTCCCGCTAGTAAGCGGGACGAGCTCGCGTTAGTTTGGGGGGCATGGCCCCATATTTAGTTAGAAGAGGAGTCGAGGATTACGGCGCGACCGAGGACGAGATCCTGGTCGCGATTTCTCCCGACTATACCGAGGACCAGGCCTTCCCGATTCTTGGGTCGCATCATGCGACCAGCCAAGGGGACTCCGCGATCTCCGGCGCCCAGCTAGATACGCGAGACCTTTCCGCCTGGCCGGTATTGACCGGCAACCGCGACGAACTACAACTAAAACGCGAACCAACCGCCGCGGCCATAGACCGGTCGGTCCCTTGGGAGCTCGCGGAATGGACCGGCGCCCCGGACTCCCCGCACGGATGGAGAATCCGCGCGGTAAGCGGCCTACGCCTATTGTCTACCGAAACGGACGAGCTCACAGGCTTCTATAACGATATTGTCGACGTCGACCAGGTCGTCCCGTTTTTGATCGGCTCGGACTATGCCGGCGCCGGACGAACCGACGGAGACCGTAAAGTAACGCTGAAAGTCGACGCGACTAAACGCCTACGGGTTCAACGCGAGGCCTCGGCAAGTGCGCTCATCGTTTATTTTGCGATCGTCGAGTTCGGGTCGGCCTGGACCGTCGAGAACAATATCGAGCACACTTTTACGGCGGCCGGCGCCGTCGAAACTGCAACCGTCGCCGCCGTCGATTGGTCGAAGACGCTCATCGAAGGCCGACTCCGCGGTCCCGGTAACGGCTTGGACGAGTCCGGCGCCGTGATTTTTCGCGGCGCGACCTCTACAACCGTCAAGCAGAAGCTTCGAAGCGGCGCGACGCTCCCGGCCCTTTATTCGACGGTCGTCCACTTGGCAAGCCACCCAGGCCTAAACGTCGAACACCTGGACAGCGTCGACGGCGGCGAAACGGATCACGCAAGCGGCGCGACTTCGGTCGCGGTCACGGTCTCGAGCGTCGTCGAGGCTCGGACGATGCTCCTCGGCTCGAACACTTGCGCCGGCGCCGGAACGGCCTATCCCCGCCAATATTGGGGATTTACTCTCGCGAGCTCGACGTCGGTCACCTGGCAGCGGAGCCGATCCGGCCAGGTCTCCGAATGGGCTCTGCAGGTTATCGAGCTCCCCGAAGTCGTCGACGTCACGCCGGCCGCCGCGGTCCTCGAGCTCCCCGGCGTCTCTCCGTCCTTGACTCGCGACCTAGCCCCGTCTCCGGCCGTCCTCGAGCTCGCGTCTCCCTCGAGCTCGATCGAGCTCCGCCTAGCCCCGTCGCCGGCGATCCTGGATCTCCCCGGCGTCTCCCCGTCCTTGACTCGCGACCTAGTCCC